CCCAAAGTGCGACGAGTCCAACGACTTGGCTGAGCCACAGCACGACACCGAGCACGACATCTCAGGCCACATCTTTAACAACCGATGGGAAAGACTCAAAGACTGGGAAGTGACCTGCGAACACTGCAATCACGAGTTCAAGATCGAAAAGGTGGAGTACTGACATGACTGCGACAAAGGGGAAAGCATGAGCGGAGACCACAACATGAACCAAAAACGCATGAGAACCCACAAGGACAAGCTCAAGGCGATGCTGGACTACTTGTCTATGAACATAGTCATGGTGCACTACCGCCTGAACGCCGAGAGGTTTCACGAAATGCAAGACGACAGGACAAGCTGGGAGTACCTATTCCGCTGGGCCGATGCTAAGGATGACCGCGCTCAGTTGTGGAAATGGTTTCACAACGAATACCACGATGCCGTAATGCTCAAGGAGGGCTACTATGAGACATACAAATAACATCATCCGCATGGCGCGGGAGTGGCTCCCGAAAGCGTATCGAGACGGCGATGTTGGTGACGAACCGAAGTTCACAAAACACAACATGGAAGTTGCATTTGCCGCTGGTGCCACTGCCGAGCGTGAGGCGTGTGCGGAGGTGTGTGACAGCGAAGCCACGATTGAGGGCATAGCGCAGAGATGCGCCGCCGCCATCCGCGCAAGGGGGCAAGCATGACCAACGTCACCGCGCTGCGCGGAGCGACAGTCCACACCGGGGAACCCAATGAGGCTTTGATTGCTGCGCTCAAAGACATTCTGGCCGACGCAGAGTCTGGCAGGTTGCAGTGCTTCTTTGGTGCCGGGTTCTTGGTCGATGGCTTGCGGATGTCGTGCGTAGTCAGTAGCCACTCAAACATATATGAGGTCATAGGGTCTATCGAGATGCTCAAGCATGATTACATCAACAGACACACGGAGCCGCTATGAAACGAGAAGACATCATCAACGCGCTCAGGCAGGCGCAGGACGCGCTGCACATGGCGACGCTGCCGTTTCCGATTGACGAGGTGAAGACTATGAAGGCTTTGCAAGCGGTGAGCAAAGTGCTTGACATCATTGCCCCGGACAAGATGCTGTTCGATGACTGGCCCGAGTTCCGTACCGAGTGCCCTCCCTGTAACCATAAATGCAACCAAGGGCGTGATTGCCCGAACAGAAAATGAAGTGCCCACACTGCAACAAAGAGTGCAACGCCGTGGTCCTTGAGACTCGCAAAGGGGCAGACGGTGATCTTTTCCGAAAACGTGTTTGCGGCCACTGCGGGGACGCTTTTGTATCTCGCGAGTACGCCGACGCTAGTTTCAAGCTGCCGTCACGTCCGGGCAGGTACAAGCCAGTAAACATGCGTGTCGAAGAAGGCCCGAAGGCCACGAGTCTCGATGCGTTCAGAGCGTGGAGGTAGGTGTATGCACAACGAAGGTGACGTAAAGAAGGTCGTCAAGCAGGTTCTCAACGACACGCCTGACTGCTGGTGGTTTATGCCACCGGCCAACGGCTACGGACGTTCAGGCATACCTGACTTCATCGGGTGCCACAAGGGGAACATGTTCGCGATCGAGACCAAGTTCGGCACGAACACGACGACTGCGAACCAGAAGCGAGAACTCCAGCAACTGACAGCCGCTGGTGCAGAAGTGTGGATTGTCAGAGAGACTACCGTGGACGTGTGGGCTCTCGAATTTAAGGCGTGGGTGGCCCTATGCTCGTGATACCTGAGAAGCGAAAGATCGTCATCAACAGCACGGAGAACTCCGCTGTTGCGCAGTACATACCGCATGCCAAGGTGTTTAACCACGAGGGCCAGAGCCTCGTGGCTCTGCCGTATGGTGTGGACGAGGCGATGGTGCTACGCAACATGGGCTTCCATGTGCCAGCGCCGATCTTGCAGTACTACAACTGGCCTGGGCGATTCCAGCCCATGGACCACCAGAAAGAGACGGCTGCGTTTCTGACGACGCACAAGCGTGCGCTGTGTTTGAACGCTCCAGGCACTGGCAAGTCGATCAGCGCACTGTGGGCTGCGGACTTCCTGCTCGATGAGGGCATCGCCAAGAAGGTGTTGATCATCGCTCCGCTGTCTACGCTGACTGTCGTATGGGGCAGAGAGCTTAAGCACCACCTGCCGCATCGCTCGTTTGTGATCTGCACTGGCACCAAGGAGAAGCGTCTCAAAATGTTGGAGACCCCTGGCTTGCAGTACGTGGTCATCAACCACGACGGCTTCACCAACATGCAGGCGGACCTCAATGACTTCGACGTTGTGATCTATGACGAGGCCACGGCGCTCAAGACCCCTGGGTCGCAGCGGTACAAGCTCTTCGCCAAGTGGATGCAGAAGCACCAGCCGTGGCTGTGGCTGCTCACCGGCACGCCCATATCGCAGACACCGGCAGACGCATGGACGCTGGCTCGGCTCGTTGACTCACCGACATGCCCGAAGAGCTACACCACGTTCAAGGACAAGGTGATGCAGAAGGTCACCACGTTCCGCTGGATACCAAGGCCCGACGCACTTGAGACGTGCAAGAAGGTGTTGCAGCCGTCGATACGGTTCTCGCTCGATGAGTGCAAGGACTTGCCAGACACCAACTTCGTCGGGCGTAAGACGACGCTGACAAAGCAGCAGGAGAAAGCCTTCAAGGACATGAAGGACAAAGCCGTGACGATCTTCGCTGCTGGAGAAGTCACAGCGCCCAACACTGCGGTGATGCTCGGCAAGATGCTGCAAATCTGCTGCGGCGTCGTGTATGGTGACAACACTACGATTGCCATAGACGCCTCGGAGCGGTATAATACCCTCACTGAACTACTTGATGAGATCGGTGACAAGGTGATCGTGTTTGTACCCCTGCGGGGCGTACAGGACTGGCTCAAGGAGAAGCTGACAGCCGATGGCTACGATGTTGCAACGGTGCATGGTGATGTGTCGAAGAACGAGCGCAATGAAATCTTCAATGCGTTCCAGCACACAGACAGCATCAAGGTGTTGCTTGCACATCCGAAAGTTGCGGCGCATGGCTTGACATTGACCCGTGCCAAGGACATCATCTGGTTCGCTCCGATTTATTCACTTGAGCAGTACGAGCAAGCGAACGCAAGGATTCGTCGGTTGACAACAACCGGCAAAACGACTGTGTGGCACATCTGGGCCACCAGCTTTGAGGCAGAGCTATACCGTCGGCTCCGCGCAAAGAAGAACACACTGGCGGAATTTCTGGCGCTCGTTCAGGGCGTCAACAGTGACGATGAGTAAAGAGGTGACTTATGAACTATGACGTAGCAGTCGAGCGGTACTTGCAAGTCCGCTCAGAGATCGAATCGCGAGAGCGTGAGTTTAAGTCGGTCAAGGCCAAGCTGATGGAGAAGCTGGTTGCGGTCGAGAACTGGATTACTGCCAAGGCGCAAGAGGATGGGCTTGAGACAGTCAAGACTCCACACGGCACGGGCTACTGGTCCACACACCACACTGCGACAGTGGGCTCGCGTGAGGAGTTTTTCAACTTCTGCAAAGAACATGATGCCTGGGATATGGTCGAGTCCCGTGCGTCAAAGACCGGGGTCAAGAGTTACATCGAGGCCAACGGCGCACCTCCTCCTGGGGTGAATTTTTCATCGACTCGTGTTTTCAATCTTCGCAAAGCTCAGAACAAGGAGTAACCCATGAGCAACATTGCCCAAGTCCCAGCGCACATTGCAGCGCGTATCGCAGCCCGCCAGCAGGCAGGCACCAAGTCTTCCGTCGCGTCGGCCATCGTCTCTGACGGGCCGAACATCCCGCGAATCAGCATCCGTGCTGGTCGCTATCGTCTCAACGAGGACGGCGTGGAAACCACCGTCGGCGTGCAACTGGACACCATCATCGTGGGCGCGAACCCACGGGTCTCCAAGGTGTTCTACGGGAAGGCATTCGACGCCTCCGCTGACAACGTGCGCCCTGATTGCTGGTCCAACGATGGCCTCAAGCCCGACGCATCTGTGCAAGCTCCAGTGCACAACTCCTGCGCAGACTGCCCGCACAATGTGCTGGGCTCCAAGATTCTGCCTTCGGGTGCCAAGTCCAAGATGTGCGCCGACCAGCGCCACCTCGCTGTTGTTGCAGCCGCAGACCCGACCAAGGTGTACAGCCTGACCGTGCCTGTAAGCGGCATGAAAGCTCTGCGCGAGTACTTCAAGGAACTTGGCAACTATGGCATCGGGCCAGAGGAAGCGATCACCGAGTTGGGCTTCGACGACGCGGCCAGCTACCCCAAGATCACGTTCAAGCACAAGGGGTATGTCCCTGAGAAGGCGATCAGCCGTGTCGATGCGTTGCTCGAAAGCGACTCTGTGAAAGTGGCTACTCGCCAACTTGCCCCGCAGAATGCTGGCCCTGTCTTGGCGGCTCCAGCAACGCGACCGGCTATCGCTGCGGCACCGGCAGTTGATGATGCCTATGAAGAGGAAGCTGCTGCACCGGCACCGGCCCCGGCCCCGGCTCCAGCGCCTAAACAAACCAAGCCCGTGGTGACGGCAGTGAAGGCAACTGACGAACTTGCAGCAAAGATCGACAGCCTCTTCGACGAGTAATAGAATCACTGCGTATGGGTCCCCCGGCTTCAGGCCGGGGTTTTTATCTGGGGGCAGTCTTGGACACGAAAAACTTTCTCACTCGCATCTTTGCCCAGCAAGACGAACTCGTAATCTGCACGCACAAGCCAGACCCATCGGGCAACAACCCGCGTGGCATCTTCTGGAATCGTGGGTCGTTCGCAGACATCGACGACGCGGTCACTGCCATAGCGCAATGGGACCAAGAGCAAAGCACAACCGTATATTTCGGCGTCGGTTCCTTTGCGAACCACAGCTACACAGACGACAAGGGCCGCACCAAGTGGCACCGCAAACAAGATCAGGCAACGTGGTTCAAAGCTCTCGCGCTTGATCTGGACATTGGAGACGACAAACCGTACAAGACACAGAAAGAGGGCTGGACTGCGATGGCAGCGGCCCTCAAAGTCATTGGGATGCCAAAGCCCATGGTCGTGTCGTCGGGGCGCGGCATTCACCTGTATTGGCCCATGACACAGGCAGTGCAGGCATCACACTGGGTCAAGGCATCAACGGCGCTGCGTGTCGCGCTCGAAGAGCAGGGCGTCACCATCGACACCAGCAAGATTCACGACCCGTCGATGGTGCTGCGCCCAGTGGGAACGCACCACAAGAAGCAGACACCGTGGAAGGAAGTTGAGTGCAAGGCTGATTGCCCAGACTACGACCCAGTGATGCTGTTCGGTGTGCTCAAGCCCTGGGTCAACAAGGCGGTGCAGTTGACACGACCAGCGGCGCAGCGCAAGGCAGGCAAGTCGTCCATCATGGACGCAGTGCTCAACTCCAATGACGTGCTGATTGATGTAGTCGGGTCGCAGTGCAAACAAGTCGGTGCCCTGCTTGCGTCTGGTGGCGTGACGGATGCATCGGGCAACGATGTCTCTGAGCCCATGTGGCGTGCATCGCTGGGCCTTGCCAAGCATGCGACAGACGTGAAAGAGGCGGTCATAAAGATCGCGGGCAAGCACAAGGACTTCGACCTCAATGCAAGCCTCAACAAGCTCGATGGGTGGAAGGGCACAGGGCCTACGACATGCGCTAAGTTCGAGCAATTCTGCAAGTCTGGGTGCGAGGGATGCCCGCACAGAGGCAAGATCACAAGCCCAGCGCAGTTGTCTGCTGCTGTGCAAAGCGAGGTCACTACAGAGAGTGGCGAAGTCAAAGAGATCACGCTGCCCAAGGGTTACGTAATTAAGAATGGCAGCGTGTTTCAGGAAGTGGATGTCGAGACCGAGAGCGTCGATGCCAATGGCAACACCATCTCGGCCAAGGCGGTTGAACACCAACTGGTGTGCTCCTATGAGATGCATGTCACTGGCTCGTTCAACGACCCTGAGAGCCGCAAGTCTTCGTTCAGGCTGGCAGTCAAGTTCCCCATGACAGGCTGGAAGGAAGAAGACCACGAGGTGTCGTGCGTGGCTGTGATTGGCAAAGACTTCTCTTCGTTTCTACTCAACAGGCAGGTGTACGTTAAGACACTTGGGCAACAAGAAAAGGTGCGGAGTTTCCTCATGGATTACTTGACGATGGTGCAGAACTCTGCACCGACTGGACTTGATTACGTGGCGTTTGGCTGGCAGAAGGATGGCTCGTTCCTCTGTGGCGAGAAGGTCATCGGTTCGCCAAGCGGCGGCACTGAGCGCAGGCTGCGCGGCCCAGCGGGCAGGTACGCTTCTATCATTCGTCCCCATGGCGAGCGCAGTGAGTGGGTGCGTGCGATGGACATGCTCAACAACCCAGGGACGGAGACGATTCGCTCTGCGGTTCTGCTCGCCACGGCGGGCATACTGGGTCGTGTTGCAGGCAACGGCTGCATGGTGCTGTCTATCTACTCGAACGAAACAACCACGGGCAAGTCGCTGTCTCTGATCGCGGCCAACAGCCTGATCGGATCGCCCAAGACGCTGTTCATGAACAAGAACGACACGGGCAACGCGCTGTACAAAATTCGCGGTGTGCTCAACAATCTGCCCTGCACCATTGATGAGTTGACCTCTGGCGATGACAAAGCCATGGCCGACCTCGTGTACGACCTGAGCCAGGGCCGAGAGAAGATCGCGATGACCAAGGAGCGCGAGCTTCGTGAGCCGGTGGTGTGGGACGGCAGCACGCTTGTGACTACCAACGTCTCGATGCACCAGAAGTTCGATGCAGTGCAGTCGAGCAACGACCCGCTCAAGGCTCGGTGCTTTGAGATACACCACCACGATCGCACGTTCATTCAGACCAGAGAAGACGGCAGCAGCAACGGCTATGAGTTCTTCGACATTCTCGACAAGAACAATGGCTGGGCTTTCCCTGAGCTTGTCGAGGCTGTGTTCGAGTACGGTGGTGCTGAGGCGGTGTGGGCACGTGGCGATAAGGCGTTCCGTGACAAGTTCAACTTCATGTTCCTGCCGCAGGAGCGGTTCTACAGGACGGGCATCATCGCAGCATGGATCATGGGCCACGTCGGTCGCAAGAAGGGCCTGTTCCCGTTCGACATTGACGGCACAATCCAGCACCTGCTCGATCTGGTCGTGAAGTTCCGCAAGGACACCGAGGAGACTCGGCAGGATGTGTTCGACACGCTGGGCCAGTTCCTGCTGGAGCACAACGACCGGATCATCGAGTGCAGCGAGAAGTACGGCTCTGGCAAGGAGCAGGTACGACAACCTGCACCGGAGAAGGCTGTTGCCAGGGTCAAGGTGGTCTATGACGACAAGGCCCCGGTGCTGCCGGGTAGCTTCATCGCGATCAACAGCAACATCCTGCGCGACTGGCTTGGCCGCAAGCGCGATGGTCTCGACCGTATAGAGCGGGAGTTGCAAGCCGCAGGGGCGTTGATTGCCAAGCGCGACCGGGTGACCATGTTCAAGGGGTGTGTAGGCCGCAGCCCAGGACAGACCCACTGTATGATCGTCAACCTGAACCACCCGAGGCTGTCGGCTACCCTCATCGGAAGCTCGTCACGTCCTCAGAGCCCCGTTACACTGGCCGTGCTGAGCACAGCATCATGAAGGAGTAATCATGGCACGCAACTACGACAAAGAGTACGCGAACTACCACTCAAAGCCAGAGCAGATAGCAAACCGCACCAAGCGTAACGCTGCTCGTGCTCAGTTGGAAAAGAAGGGCGTCGTGCGCAAGGGCGACGGCATGGACGTAGACCACAAGACCCCCATTGCAAAGGGCGGCGGTAACGGAAACGGCAACCTGCGGGCAATGCCGAAGTCCGCCAACCGCTCGTTCCCCCGCACCAAGTCGGCGCGGATGAAGTGATTACTTCTTGGCCTTGGGCTTGACGCCCTTGGCTTTCTGGTCTTCACGAACGAACTTCGTGGCGACCTTCTTGCTGACCCCAACCTTCTTCGCGAAGGCGGGGTCATGCATCGCAGCCCGCATCAGGTTAGCCTGTTTCTCGGACTTGAACGGCATTACTTCTTGCCTTTCTTACCAGCGCCACGCGCCATCTCAGAACGCACGATGGAGCGGATCGTCTTTTCCATCTCCATAGCCTTGATGGCCTTTTTGCGGTCTTCGATCTTCTCTTCTTGCTTATCGAGCTTCTCGTAAGCAGCGTTTTTCTTACCGTTCATCATAGTCATTTACCCTTAGCCTTCATGGCACATACGCCCATCTTGGCGCACTTGGCTGGGCTAGGGCATCCCTTGCAGGGCTTGAACGGCGCAGCTTTTTTGCCTGCGGGCTTGGCGGGTGCCATCATCATTTTCTTTCCGTACATCATGAGAAACTCCTTGGTTGATTAACGGTACTTCGCGGTCTTTGCAGCGATCCGCTTGGGCTGCGCCACAAACTGTTTGCCCTTGGCATTGCCACTGGCCTTGGTTCGGTTGGTCGCTGCCTTCTCGGCGGGGCTCAACGACTTCCATGCTGCGTCGGGCAGGTACCTCTTCTTGCCTTCAGAGGGCTTGCCGTCGGACGTGCGCCACTTCTGCGCCGTCCAGTCCTTCAGGGATTGCTGCGGGGCCTTAGTCACGATAGCCCCCACCCTTGGCCTTGTACTGCCGTGCAAGCATCTGGGCTTTGCGGGCGCTCCACTCGCCTGGGTCGCCGCCCTTGCCGCCTGCTTTGATGCTCTCGAACATGGCCTTGCGCATACCGGGCTTGGTGTAGTTCCCGGCTGCGTTGACTTTGGACTTGGGCTTCGTAGCCATGTCAGCAGTTCCAGGCCCGCAGGCTCTTGTTGATACGGCTGTTGGGGTCCTTGGCCGTCTTCTCGCTGGTGAGCTTCTTCTTCATGCCTTCCATGCGGGCACAGAAGGAGTCGCGGCGCGGACCGCCCTCGGGCTGTGGAGCCTTGAGCCCAGGCTTGCCGGGGTTGGCCTTGTTGTAGGAGGCCCGCCCCTTGGCGTTGAGCCCGCCCTTGGGGTTCTGGCCCTCTTTGCGCTGCCATGCTGCTGTCTTCGCCATGATTACTCCTCTTCGCCACCACGGGCTTTGTTGATAGCTTCTTCCATGCGAGTACGCAGGTCGTCTAATTTCTCATCAAGCGCATCGTAGTCTGGGTAGGCTTTGCGATACTCATCTCGCTTGGCCTGCGTGATGGCGGTACTGAAGTCACGCTTGATTCGCTTGACGGCGTTGTCGTTGATAGCCTCCTGCTCCGCGACATTGTAGTCATAGAACTTGAAGCCAAACGCACGGGCGATTGCCAAGCTGGATGGCTCAGCACCTGTGATCCCTGTCTTACCCTCTACGATGTCGTTCACCTTTTCGATGTTGCGAGTCGTCAACAGCGGTATGGTCATGGTGTCATAGGCGAACTTGGCGCTCGTCCACAAATTCTGCCACTCGGTATCAGTCGGTTTATGGATCGACTTGCCTGTGTACGGATCGACACCACCGACCAAACCAAGTATGGCGCTGACGAACGGGCCGCTGGGGGTGAGCGATGCTGGAATCCACGACTGCCCCATGAGGCCATTGGGAAGGCCACGTGTGAACGAAGCGATCGGGAAGTAGTCGCCGAGCTTGTAGTACACAGGATTTTCATCGTCGCCCATGAATGGGACACGAACGTGCAAGTACGGGCCGACGGAGCCGAACATACGCTCACGCAGAGTCTGTGGTCCCTGTTTGCGCACCTCCTCGTCGTCATCACCAGCCACAGCACTCATCGCCGCCTCTAGGATCATGTACGCACCAAGCACGTTCACTATCTTCCACGGCTCGTACACAGCGATACGCCCGATGACAGGTGCCATCGCGTAGAACCAAGAGATGAACGGCAGTACGGACTGGCGGGCGATCTTCACAGCCTTCGAGTCGATGTCGTAGTCACCGAATGCCTTGCGTGCGAACAGGCCAGCTTCAGACAGCATCTCAGTGGTGGGGGCCTTGAGGCCAGCGCGTTGCTGCAAAGCCCCAGCGGTCTTGAGAAACGCAGCCATACGGAAGATGTTGTCCTCAGCGGCGTACAACTGCGAGGTTATGTCGTCCAACCGTTCTGCTTTGTCGCCAACACGCCTTGCCTGAGTTTGCAGCCACTCAGCTTTGGACTTCTCTACGTTGAGCCAACCGGCGACGCGACGGGCTACGGACACATCTTCGCCCCCACGCAGGTTTGCTTCATGGGCTTTGTACAGTGCCTCTTTCACTTCGGCGCTGGAGTAGTCAGCAAGCATGGCACCAGAGTCGCGGAATGCCATCATGAGATCAAGCTCTTGCTTGGTCAGCGACTTGGGGTTGGCCTCGTACTTTGCCAGTATCCTCGCGGCGTCGCGCATCGTGCCAAACGAGATGTCGTGCGTCATCGCCATGGTGATGTTGGACGCAGTATTGGTGACGTGCGTGCCGAAGTTCCAAGTGGTCTTGGACTTCTTAAACCAGCGCATCGTATTGTTCACTGCCCGCAGGTTGACCAGTGGCTGACGATCGGACATGTCGATCATGGCATTCCACACGGGACCGGGGATGTACTTGCCAGCCAATTCACCATACACAGGCGACCTCTCAGGCAACTTGACCCATGTGCCAGACTGGCGATACAAAGACTTGGTCTGCGGCGATCGCGATATTTCCTTCGATACGGGCAGCACCATATCCTCGCGAATCACCACGCGCTGATCAACAGGGACTCCTTTGTTCATGTATGCGTTGACTGCGTCAATAGAGTCGAACGCCACCTGTGCATGGGCGCTACCTTCGCGGCCCATGTCATAAACAGACTTGATGAAGTTCTTGCTGGCGTAGTTGTTCGCCAATGCACCAATGGTGTTGCGCAAAGCGTTTGCAACGTCGTCGGCCTTCTCGTTCGCGATCTTCTCTTTGGCCGTCGTGTTGGTGGTGAACGTATGCTTACCCCGCACCACGCCACCATACACCCAGCGACGAGACGTATCGACGGTGAAGCCCATCGGGTTTATCTGCCCAAGCTCAGCAAAGCGGGACGCGGACATAAACCCAGCGGGGATCATCTCGCCGTTGTTTTTTATCAGATCGGGCTGAAACACGCGGTACATGTCGCCGTCAAGAATCAGGTCGCCGTCGTCGTTTTTGCGGAACCAGTCTTGGTCAAGTTCAACCTCGCTTTCGGTTTTTATGCCGAGCACTTCGTTGATCTTGCCGAGGCCGAACGTGCTACCCGCGACTTGCTCGGTGGTAGCTGGGAACAGCAGGGTCTCGCTGAATTTGCGGTTGTTGAACCACTGCTGCTCGACAGGAGACAACTCTGCAACGTAGGTCTTGAACCACTGGTTGAGCTTGTCCGCCACAGCCTTTAGCTTGAGCGAGTCAGGCATAGCGTCGAGGGCTTTTGTATCGCCGTCGAGGTATGCAACCACCGCATTCACTTCCTCAGCAGGGCGGCGCTCGATCACGTTGGCTATGTCCTCGGCGTACTGGTAGCCGATGCCCTTGTCGAGCTTGTAGCGGTCCATGACCTTGGACACGGTCTCATTGACGTTGTAGCGTGCGTTGATCCATCCCAGCGCGATCTCTGCGCCAGGGAAGTTCTTGCTGATGAAGGCACGGGTCTTGTCGCCAGCAGCGCCCAGAAACTTTTTGGCGTTGGCTTCGTTCCAGCCGAACATCTCGAAGAACCGCTGTGTGACTTGTAGCTGCACAGCGTTGGACTTATTCCAGCGGCTGAAGTCCTGTTCTCTAACATCGAGAGCCTCAGCGATCTTGGCATCGCTGAGCGGCTTGTCGGTTTCTACGGCAGCTTCGAGGATGTTGCCAGACTCGGGGTCGAATGCGCCACGGTTGCCGATGGCAGACTTGATCTGGGCTGGTTCTTTCAGGACGACCCATATGCCGTCACCCATGTTCACGCCATCGTAGCCCTGACTGCGAAGCGTGTCGAAGAATTCTCCCTGTGCTTTCTTGTAGTTCTGCTTGTTGATCTTCGCCATGTCGGCGGAGGTCATTGTGTATGGGTTCTGTATGCGCAAGAACACAGGCATTACACGAGAGGCTGTGTTGACT